TTGGATTTATTTTAGATTTTATATCCGATAGTGATGCTTTACCTTTATCAAAATCATCTTCGTATATCAAGAAATCAAACATAACACCATTCATGGTTTGCTTAACATCTTCTTTTGAAATCTGTTGGTTTTCTAAAGAATCCACGTTACTAGAAATGGTCTTAATGTTTTTCTGGATTTTATCGATATCTCTGCTTAATCCGCACTGTTTAAAAAATAGCAAAACACTTAAACTTAAAGTAATTGCCCATGAGTAATCTTTAATTTTTTGTAGTTGTTTCATAATCTTTTTTGTTCATTTATATATCAAAAATTAAAATCATAAAAAAACCAGACAAACATTTGTCTGGTTTTGAATTTACGTTAAAGCTGATTTTATCCTAAAGTTAAACCCTGCATAGCCGCTGCTAGCTGTTTTTCCAAGTCTTTGATCTCCATTGCATCCTTTTTAGCATCAGATAATGCTTGATCGAAAGGCTTATATAAATTTATAAAAGCCTCAGCTTCTTTCAAACCTTTGCCTTTTGTTTTTGAAATAAAATAGTGAGATGCTTCCAAAGGTAAAGATCCAAGAAGAATGACTCCATTCTTTACGCCTTCCTTCTTTATCTTTTGGATACTTTTTGAGATTTCTTTAACACCAATTGCTTCGGTCGAATTCCACTCAGCATGATTTTCAATAAAATCGGTGTATTGTTCAATTAATGAATCAGAGAATGAAATTGCATAAAGCTTGTTTTTAATTTCTTCTTTTTTGTCTTTAATTTTTTCCTCGATTGAATCAACCAATTCTTTATCTATTTGGATGTCAACCTCTTGGTTCATGGTTGGGAAATTAATTTCAGACGAAGCTCCAGGCCCAGTTTCTTTACTCGTCATTTTCTTTGATGCTTTCATATTTCAGTATTTTTTAAATTTTAGATAAGTTGTCTAATTTTGTTTCTAGTTAAGATTAAAAATGTCAAATTCAGTTCTATTTTGATCTAAAAATGCTTTCAAAGGTTGTCTTAAATCTTTAGTCCTGTAAAGTTTTGCTGGTCCATCAGGACCAATATGGCAAAGAAATCCATCTTCTGTTTCTATGTTTGCTTCTTCTTCTAAAATAAGACGATATAAACTTATTTGAATAGAATATTCATTAAGATGATTCTCATAAAGATGTGAAAACGGTCGGAGTAATTTTTTATATCTACCCTTTGGGTGAGAATCATCTCTAAATTCACCATTAGTCTTCCAATCGCCAATTATCAGATAAGCTTTCTGTCTCTCCTGGGACCAAAATAAAAATGGCTGATCTACGGTCCCAGCCAATCTCCATCTTTTAGAAAAGATTTTTAACTCTGATTTAAGGGGGAGTAAAACATTTAGCTTTCTATTATAAATATCGATAAAGCTCTGAATTCTTCCTAGTAATTTCTCATCATCCGGATATTCGGGTTCATTTCCACTCCAGAAATCCTCAATGTACTTATGAACCTTAGTACCTAGACTTGTAGCTACATTTGCTTTATCTTGCCACTCGTTCAGAATAACAGAAACATCAACGCCTCTTTCCACAGCCTTTTTTTTAGACCAATAATCACGATCAAAAGGAACTTTAAATGTTTTTATAAATGTCGTAACAGAATCATATTTAATACTATTCATCCTATAGACATGAGAACCTTCATCAAAAGAAAAATCACGGGTTTCGAACACTGATAATTTCTTCTCAAGTTCTCTTCTGGCCAAGATTAGATTGTCATTTACCATCCTGTAAAAAAGCCAATTAAAAAATTCCAATTGAAAACAATTAGAAAAATCCCTACTGTTTCCAATATGAATCTAAAGATCCAAATCCAGCTCAGTTCTCTAAAAAGATATTGATAAACAACAAGGTAAGACTCGCTGTTTGTTCCTTTTATTTCCTCACAACTAAGGGTTAGAATTTCTTCCAGATTTAATACCTTCATATATTCATTAATCGGTTTAATCTCATTCATGACAAAAGAAGGTCTTGATTCTTTTGGTAGATCAGCAGAAAATATCACTTCTGGTGGAAGATTTATAACTGTATAGATTCTTCCAAACCAATCTCTTCTAAGATTTTTTCTTGACCAGACAGGGGAATTCAAAGATTCATTTTTAACTATCCGAAGATATTCTCGATACAAAGAAATATCTTTCCATACTTTGGAAGATTTAAATATAGCTAGCATAATAGATTATATAGAGAATTAAACTTATTGTTTCTCGTCTATTTTTTTCCTTATTTTTCCTCTTGCTCTTCTAATCCTTGTCGCAATCGATCTTTTTTTAATTCCATATTTTTCGGCTATGTCCTTGTATTTCATACCATGAATTTCTCTATCAATCATAATATTTCGATATGTTTCGGGCAAGGATCTAATTTCAGAGAGAACAGACTCATATACAGCATCGATAGTGTTCTCTTCGTAGAAAAAAGCATATGATGGATCTTCTTCTATAATATAAACCCCACCAATATCTCCGATTGTGTTTTTTGATGATAGAAATTCAAGATCTCCTTCTTCGTGATTAACCAATTTTTTTCTAGATTTCATCAGTAAAAGAGACTCGTTTCTGGCTATATTGTAGCACCAGGTCGAAAAATTACCTCTCTCTAAATTATACTGATCAATCTTTAACCAGACTTTAGACATGGTATTGAGAAAAGCATCTTCGGCCAATTCTAGATCCTTTAAAATGAGAAAACAATGATTAGAAATGCCAGGTTTAAGACGGTTAAATAAATCCGTAAAAGCTTTGTCTGATTTTTTTTCAATAAATTCTTCGGCCAACTTTTGGATGTTAGTTTCTTTAGTTTGTAGCATATGTGATTTAGATTTGATTTAGATTTGATATTTTAACTATTTCGATTCCAGACTCGAATAAAAAGACAAGAGACTCTGGCTTTCTATACAATTCAGAAAAAACAACTCTTCTGATACCAGATTGAATTATAAGCTTAGAGCACTCGTAACAGGGGGAAAGAGTTACATATAGAGTGGATTGATCAGAGCTTTGCGTGCTCTTTGCTAATTTAGTGATTGCATTTGCCTCTGCATGTAATACATACGGAAGAGTAGTCATGCTATCATCCTCACATATGTTTGGAAATCCAGTTGGTGATCCGTTATAACCATCAGAAATGATGGATTTATCTTTAACTATCAAACATCCAACCTTCATCCTTTGGCAATGAGAATTTTTTCCCCATGTTGAAGCCATTTGTAGGTAAATAAGATCTTTTCTAAGAGTTTTCTGATCCTGGTGGATAGTTAAGGATTCTGTATTAAGTGACAATGAGTGATCCCATTCAATAGTTCTTTCTTGTGATCGATATTTATCATAATGAATCCTCCAATTGTTAATTTCAAACAGACCTAATTTTAAAAGGTCTGGATCGGTAAAGGTTTTTAATTTTCCTGCAGGGGTAGAGAAATCCATATTTGTTAATTTTCACAAATATAGAAAATAGAAACGGGATAAAAAAATAGTTCAGTATTTTTCTTTTTAATTATATTCTTCGTGAATCGGGTCTGAATGGACCATCAATATTGGAGACAGTTAAAGTTCCTTCTAATATTGTCGCTAATCTTGCGAGCCCACTTTTAATTTCTTTCAAATCTTTTGACGTAATTTCTCCTCCGCCAGAACTAGATTCTGTTGAGGCTGATGTTTTGTCAGATTTCATTTCATCTTTTTTATTCACATTGTTCGTCTGAACCGTAGATTCTGATTTTTTTGGAGCAGCTGGTGTTGCTTGTTTACTCTCAACTGGAGGTTCGGGCTTAATTTCAGGTTTTGGAGGCTGAGGTGAAAGTTTCCCTATGTTTTTTTCCATTATAGGTTTAGTTGGAGTTGTTGGAACTGAAGCTTCTGTTTTTTCTTTTTTTGATAAAGATAACAGTCCTTTTTTTGCTACATTTAAAACACCGCCGAGTCCTGTCTTTTCAGCAACACCTTCTCCAACCCTAGCAGCACTTTTAGAAACTTTATCAAATATAGATGGAGATTTTTTAGTTTCTTCGGTAGAAGCAGATTTCTTCAAATCAGTTTTAGTAATTACCGATTCTGATTTTTTTTCATTGACTAAATCTTCCTTCTGTTCAGATTTTGATTTTTTGGATAGAAGTGTTTTTTCGGCTTGTAAATAGGCTTTAGCAATTGCTAAATCGCTTATTTCTGATGGTGGAAGGTCTTTTGTAATATCTTTTACTAGCTTTTCTTTCTGCACGAGATCTTCTCCAGTTTCACTGATGCCTTTTTTAAGATTTTGTCTCTCAGTAGAAACTAATTTAAGTTCATCTTGTACCTTGCTATCAGATGAGGCCTCCAACTTAGCTAAAGAATTTAGATATCCTTCTATCGCAACCAACATTTTTTTGTTAGTTTCTGTGTTTTTAGCATTTGTATCAGATTCCAGATCTTCCCCTTTATCCTCGTAATTTTCAATCAAACGACTTAAAGACATTCTTTTTCCGTCAGGTGATAACACTGCTCTATTGTAATTTGAGATGTCTCCAGTAAGATAAATCGTGTCGCTATCTTTAAGTAGATTAGAAAGTTCCGGAACCTTTCTGAGTCCATCTATCAGGTCTTTAGTGTTAATTGGGATCACTCCTGCACCTTTTGGGAGTGTAACTATCTCTTTACCATTCTCACCGACAACGTAATTACCATCTTCTTTGGCCACACCTCCGGTTTGAAAAGATCCTTTGACATTCTTGTTACTAAAATCAAAAGATTTATTTTCATTCCTATCCATCGAGTTAGCTATTTTCGAAAAAGCGCTATCTGCAGAATTCATCTTGGAAAGTGTAGATGAGATGTCTTTTAACTCTTTAGTAATTTCAGAAAATGATATTTCCTGAGGAATTTTAGATGTCCTACTGTCAGTTCTGGATTCTAATAAAGATTGAATTCCTTCAGTGTTTTTTTTCAGTGAATTGCTTACCGTATTTAAATTTCTACTTAAATCAGCTATTTGACTAACTAGCTTTTGATTATTATCCATTTGAAGGAAACATTTATTCTATATATTCAGTGATTAATTTCCCTTTGTAAAACTAAAAACTTGTTTTAATCCATCTTTAGCTTGAGATTCTGCATTTTCCTGTTCGATGACTTTATTTAATTTTTCAATCCAAATTTGATATTCATAAAAAGGTAAAATCTCAATCCATTCCGGATTCAGCTTATGTTCGTTCCACAGTCGAAACTTGATATCAAAAAAGTTCTCTAAAGATATCTGAAATAAGGAAAAGAGATCTGAGCCCTCTGGGAAATGTTATCTTTGCGGCGACCTCTTCACCGCAATTTGGACATTGAAGCTCAACCTCTAATTTAGTTCCCATTTTAACTCTCTCCGACAATTCGTAATAAAGACTGTATTCTTCTTTAGACCAAAAATTATCAATCTCTCTCATTTTTCCTAATATTGTTTGAAAACTAAGGGATCTCCAATCACTGAATAAAAAAGGAGCAATCGAGATGAAGCCATCATCAACCTCTATATTTTTAATAGATGCCTCTCTAATAAAATTTGATATCTCTTGAGTAACACCTATGCTAGGGATTGATATTTCGATTTTTTTATTGATTTTTTTAGGGTTGAAAACAAAACTTCTAGAAGAAGAATCATAATATTCTAGGATTTCTGAATCAATACCATAAGAACTTAGTACACCAGTTCTGAGTTCAATACCAGATTCAAAAGGACAATCTGGGGTAGATTTGCACTTTTTATAAGGATTTAGTTTAATCATATTTTCTCCCTTTATAAAAGTCAAATCTCTGATAGCCATTATTATAAAAAAACGATCTTCCTGTTTAAGATCTTTGTAAGACATAACACCATCGTAGGGAAATTCCATTCTAGTACATCTTTCTATGACATAAGATAACTTTTCTTCTATATCTAATTTATCATCATCATCAATCGTTGAATAATGTCTGATCTCCTTTACCTCTGCTGCTCTGATTGCTATTTTGGTTCCTTCCGGATAAAACATACCTGAAGATGGTAAAATGGTAACTGGAATGTTTTTCCATCCAATATTCCCAGCAGGATCGGACGTCATCTTTTGGGATTTTCCTAGAGAATTTTGAGTAACACTAGACACATCTGGTGGATTCTGTATTATCGCTTCAAGAGGTTCCGGCTGTTTAACAGAAACTTTAATTTCGGGTTCTACGTGGGGGATCTCTTGGATCTGATCTTGTGTGGGGTTTGGGGTTGGGATCTCTTCCGGTATTCCATCATATTCAAATCCACTTTCTAATTCTTTTTTTCTTAGAATCTCTTCTGGTGAAAAGTTATTTATAAAAGACATTGTATAAAATTCTTTATTTTTTATATTATATAACAGAAAACAAAAAAAGAGACAAAATTGTCTCTTTTAATATTACATTTAGTTTTTTATTATAAAAATAAATCTTCCCAGTAATCACATATCCAAGATGTTGAGACCGTGTAGATTGCCGGATTTTCGTAATCTAATTCCATTGGGTTTATAGCCTCACTTAAGAAACAAGAAGGAATTCTAATTCTTCTGAAAACGTCACCTCTTTTATTGAAAACAGATATAACCATAGAGCCAACATAGTCGCTCTTAAGTCCCATTGCACCGGTTAACGGGTTGTATATCAAATCACTCCACTGTCTTAATATCTTGTATGTTGTCATTGAATTTACATCATTCAAGTTAACTTCAAATTCCATAGTGAGTGTCATGTCGGATGTTGAAGGCTCTCCACCTGCATATCTTCTTGTTGCGAACTTGTAATTCTGTTCTACATTAGAAGCAGGTAAAATATCAACAGCTAAACCTGTAATCGATTTAACTTGCTGAGTTAATACGGTTTCGCCCTTGAATGTAGTACTTGAATCAGGAATCCCTGGTGGTGTATTTATCAAAACCTCAAATTGATTAAGAAAAACCGGTTCGAAGTTGTTTATTGCCGCTCTCGAGTTGGTAAAATGTGGTAAACCTGCCATTTATATTAAATCTTTTTTTATAAGAATAGATCTTCCCAATAATCAACCGCCCATGTCATATCATCTATCTTATAAATATCAGTAGATGTATAATTAAGGTTCATTGGATTGACTGGTTTTGTGGGGTAACAATCTCTGCAGGTAATCCTTCTGAAAACGTCACCTTGTTTATTGAAGATAGAAACTACCAGCGTACCAGCATAATCATTCTTAAGACCCATTGCACCAGTGAGTGGATTGTAAATTAAATCACTCCACTGTCTTAAGGTCTTAAAAACATACATTGAGTTATCATCATTTAAGTTAACAGTGAAACTAAGACTGAGATCCATGTATGTGTTATCTGGCTTTGCTCCAGCATAGTTTCTTTTTGCGAACTTATATTTTTGAGTTACTAACCCAGGATTTTTATCCAAAGAAAGTCCACTCACTTTTGTTACGTGCTGCAGAAGAATTTCACCGCCCAAAACAGCAGCAGGAGGTATAATTGTAACCTCGAACTGGTTTAAATAAACCGGTTCAAATCTGTTGGTTGCAGAGAGTGAATTTTGATAATGTGGTAATCCTGCCATATTCTTTTATATTTATCTTTGTTTTAGTAAATCATAAAATCTTAAACGAATTGAATAAATCCTCCAGATGAAATTCCACCTGTTCTCGTTACTGTGATTCTATTGATAAATTTCTGTATACCTCTAGCAGGTTCAACTATTACATCGATTATACCCATATTCATATCAATTATGGCTGGGGTATTATTAGAAGCATCCATAATTGTTTGGTATTGGTAAATTCCTCCTCCTGCTCTTACACCATCTAAATAATTATCAACCAAAGTCTTTATTTCCAATCTGATGCTATCCTCGTTAAAGTCGAAGAGATAATTAGAAAGTATTGACTGAACATCAGATTCAACACTAATTAAAAGATCTCTAACGTGAACTAAGTTAAATGCAGAGTTTACTTGTTGGTATGCCGTTTGGTTACCAAAGATAACTACACCAACTCCTCTTCTCTTAATAATAGGATTAATACCGAAAGGTTCTAAATTTCCTCTATCTTCATCAGTGAAGTCGTATTCAACTCCTACTATATTTCCACCACCACTTAAGATTCCTCTCTTTTGACCTGCTATAATCGCATAAGGCTCTCCGTTTGCAAATTTCTGAACGAAATTATTTGAAACCATTGCTGCTGGAGGAACGTTTATATTTCTGTTTGATTCTCTGATGGTTATGAACGGTGAATAATATGCAGCAAATTTAGCCCCTTCCTCTTCTGTTGGTAAGCTAAAAGTATAACTTGGATTTAATGATAAGTTACCTCCTTCAGCTATATAAGATGTATTTAAACTAGGGTAAGGATTAGATGCTGTTGGAGCATTGGTAAATCTTGGATCAGTACTTGTCTGAAATTGAGCCATAGACGGAGCATTAATCAAAGCTAAAGCTTGTTGTCTTAACTTAGCCAATCTTGAAAGCTGATACTTAGAATTCGGTAGAATTTGTCCATTGAAGGTATCAACGATGTATCTGAATGAAATAACGTCTTTAGAAGCTAAAGTTTTGGCTATATTAGTATCGTACATGACATTCAAGATTTCAGAGATTCTTGCATCGCTTCCATTTGGTCTGTGGGTTTCTTTCATAGTGAATCCATTCAGATATGTAAAATCGAAAGATTTCGTAAATTGTGCAATAGATAAGAATTTCTGAACTTTAAATCCTGTTCCCGTGCTAGAATAGTAAAGTACAGGTCTTGATGAAACAACTCTATATTGTCCTGCAGTTGTCGTTTGAGAAACTACCGTAATTTTAGCTAATCTGCTTTGTTGATTACCAGATACGGGAACACAAATGTTTAGATCTGTAGAAACTACTAAATCTCCTACTGAGAAAGGTACATTTCCATTTAAATCCTCGTTGACATAGAATGCGGTTGTATCAATTCTTGTACATTCTACGAAAGAATTAATCGATCCTTCTTGAGAGATTATATCAAATTTCTGAGGTGATACTGTTGAACCTATATTATCGGAAGCATACGATGAACCAAATCCTACGATATTGTTTATCGTTGTTCCAGATAAAGAAACGTTGGTGTGTGATCTAACGTTTACAAAATTAAATTGATCCTTATCAACTCCTGCCTCGAAACTTAAATAATTAGTACTTGAACCAGAAGAATTTAACCAGACTATATCACCATCCGCTACATCCTCATATTTTGCATCAATGAAAAGCTCAGAAGCATTATATCCCTGTAACACATTAGAAACTCCAAGTGGAGCACTAGGTCCAGTTACACCGTCAGGTGTAGATGCACTTACAATATCAACATAATCCGAATCACCAAACTGATAGGCATCGCTATAGAAAGG